AACTGTTTTAGTCGTTGAAACCGCTGTAAATTCTACGACGACGTTAGCTGCTCCGTCAGCTGTAAAAGTAACTGGCGAAGCCGCATAAGAGGGTGGAGTGCCGCCTTCATTGTAAACGCGAGCTGTAGCAGTACCAGTCCACGAAAGCGTATAAGTACCAGCTGGCACTAATCCCTGTTCGATAATTTGTTGTAACCCACCGCTTGCGTTAATTTCTAAAGATTGACCTTGTGTTGAAGCTGTAAAAGTTAAAGTCGTATTTGTATAGTTTGATTTCCAGCGATCGAATCCATAAGTGCCAGATGATAAATTTGCCGCTGAAACGTAACCACGTTGATTCAAAGCAAAATTAGAATTTAGTAATAAGTTGACTCCCGCGCTGGCTGGAGTTGCCCACTCTGGAGCAGTAGCTCCTGAATTGACTCTTAAAATTTGTCCAGCTGTGCCAATTCCTAAACGTGTGACGGCAGCTGATCCAGTTCCATAAATTACGTCGCCCGCTGTTGTAACGGTTGATTTAGGTACAGCGGCAGCTGCTAGATCGTAAGACGTTTTAACCGCGTTAGCTGTTGCGGCTAAAGTTGTCGAAGTGCTTGAAGTTGAGTCGCTTAGTTGAACAGCTCCCAAATTTGAAGTCGTACCGCTCAAAATTCCTACTGATACGCTGCCAGATGTTCCGCCGCCAGTTAAAGGTGAGCTTACGGTTACAGCTGTAATATCGCCGACGTCGTTAGTAATCCATGTGAAATCCATGTCGGCATTTGTAGCCTTAGACAGGATTTGACCAGTGGTGCCGCCCTTTAGATCAGCCATTGAAGTATCGACCGCTTGACCGAATACCTCAAAATCAGCTGGTAAATCAGTTACTAAGTCAGTCGGTGTTGGCATTTGCCAGCCGAAGTTACTCGTTGGGTTTGTCATTTATTCTCCTTATGCCACGACTAGCGCAGTTTCCCACGTTAGTACCCCAGATATAGTATTCCACGATTCCGCGATAGAAACGTCTAGCCACTTCATAGCTTGAAGTGAATAACTTATCGGCGAAAGATTTAGCGTTACAGCAATTTCGTTATAAGCAGCCTTGAACGACCAGCCCTCAACGAATCCCAGGAACGTGCCCGCTGCCATGTTTGGCGGCAAATCGCTTATTCTTAAAGGTAAGCCCATAAACACGTTAATAAGCGAATCGCGATCCGCGTCGTCTAGCTCTGGGTTTGTGAGCTGATAAGTAATCGATGTGAAGTTCGCTTGCGGCGTAGCTCGAAGCGTTAGGTAGAAATCGGCTTGATCTTGCGCGTCCGCAGCGTGTTTAACTGTTGTCGTAATGACCTGAGCTAAACGCCCATAAATGTCGATTGAGTTAATATCCTCGGCACTTACTTCGTTATTTGAATTTGTGTTGTATTTAATAGTCACGTCATTTCGGACATCGCCAGCTCGGGTTTCGATCTTAAGCCCGTTAAATAGCGCATGATTAGCAGTTACGTCTGTGTAACCGTTAGTGGCTAAATAGATTGAACGGTGAGTCGAATCGGCATAGCTAATAAGTCCAGACGCCGATTCATATATATAACCTAAGCCGCTTGTCGCGAGTGCTGAAACTAGCGAATATACGTCTGTGCGATCTGACGATCTTTGCGCTAATTCGTAATTGCCAGGACGATCAATTTCGCCTAATCCTACGTTCTGAGCGTTTGCCCATGTCTCCGTAGGATTGTAATTTTGCCATTGTAAAGCTGCTGGAACTTCGCCCCAATTATTTAATAGTAAATCCTGTAAAATTGTCCAGATTTGATCGCCGTCGAAATCCTGACTTAGAACGCCGTCTGTCAGCGCTTTAGGTAGGCGGCTAAGTGCTCCTAGTGCGGTTATCTTTAGTACCTGATTTATGCCTACGCTGCCAGCTGTAATGATCTCAACGCCAAAATCAACGACAGTTCCGCCAAATATCGGAACGTAAGTCGCTGTCGAATCTTGTAACTCAATCGAGACTGAATCGTTTATGTTTATGTTGACGATTGCCTGAGTTAAGTTTAATAGCTCTAAATTACAATAGCCCGCTTGCGCTTGCTGATAAATGTTTGTTCGACCGCTAGTAATGCTTAGATTTGCCAGCGTGTAAGTAGTGTATTCGACGCCCTGAATCTTTACGCGCCAGACTGGGTTAAATACTGTCATTAGAACGCCAGCGCATTAGCGCCATTTGTGCCGCGGTAAAAACTATTATTTAAAACGTCAACGATTCGGCGAGCTGTGCCTTCCTGGTCGATTGCGCCGCTAACGTTGATATAGATATTTCCGCCGCCGCCGCCTAGTTTGTTATTTGGAATAACGCGTCCATTACCTGACGGGACGAATAATTCTGGACCTCGTTCTCCGACGATATAAGGACTATTAGCGTTAGCTAAACCGCCAGTTGCGAGCATTGGAATTTCTTGTAAATCTTTTGATCCAGGCTTTAAATTGTTAACGATGTTATAGCCCTTGATAAGTAAGTTAACGACCTTGATCGCTCCGTTAATGCCAGCGACTACTCCCTGAATTGCTTTACTTACGCCGTTAATGATTAGCGCAACGCCTGACCATGCGGTTTTAAAGGCTCCACCTAAAAACGCCGCAAATGGTCTAGCGATGAGTAAGAACGCGGTAACGCCGACTCCGAGTAGCTTGAAAAATCCTGTGTTATCCTCAATTAGATCACCGACGGCTTTAAATACTGTTTTAACGCCTTCCATTACTGGAGTTAAACCAGCCTTAAAAATTGGGACTACGTATTTGTTTAGGTAATCCCAAAGAGCCGTCAAGCCTGGGAGAAACGTATCTTTAAAAAATGTACCTAAAGTTTCAAAAACTGGTTGTAAATCCTCGCCTATATCTGTGGCGAGTGTGCTCAGCGTTGGAATTACTTTATCGACGAATAAGGTAACCATTGGAGTAATGGCGTCTAATACGAACGCGCCGACTGTTTCTTTACCCTCGTCAAATGCGATCTTTAAACGGTCAATTTTTCCCGCAAAAGTATCAGCCGCAGCGTTAGCGGATCCTTCATAAGTTGCTGTTACAGCCGCAATCGCTTCATCGAAACTCATTGTCTTAAGTTCGGCAGCTGTTAAACCGATGTCTAATTTGGCTAATGCTGAAGTGTTGCCATCGAAAGCTTTAGCAATTAGGTTCGACGTAGTTTCGAGCGATTTTCCTGATCCGACTGAAGCGTCGAGAGCGATTCCTTGTAGCTTCATCGCAGCTTCGACGTCGCCCGTACTCTTGACTAAACGCGCAAAAGATGGACGAAGTTCGTCGTCTGAAACGCCGACCGCGAGCGCTGTCTGTGTTATGTATGACTCAACCGAAGCGATTGTTGCGTCTGTTGCGGTTGTAACGTTTTGAATTGCTGTCGCAAGTTTAACCTGAGCGGCTTCGTCCTCGACCGCAGCTTTAACGCCATCGACTAGCAACGCGCCAGCATAGGCAAGCGCCGCCGCTCCAGCTACGGCAAACGCAGCTCCCGCAGCTTTACCAAAACCGCTTAACTTCCCGCCAAACGTTTCTGTATCTGTTCCCGCGTCGGTTAAACCTTTTTTTAGATTATCGACGTCCGCAAGTATCGAGAGCTTGAGCGTTCTTGATCCTTCAGCCATTAGTCGAACCTCTTAACTATCGTAGTAAACGCTTTTTCCCACTCAGCAATTAAGTAGCTTTGCTCAGCTCGAAGCGTTGGGTAAATAAAATAGCCAGTCGATCCGCGCCCAGTTGATCCCGACCAGATCGGAAATTGCTTATATTTGTTCGACCCAAATTCCGAGCCGCCCCATAAATCCCGAGTAGTTGCTCCACCGCTGAATTTTTGTCCAGCAAAACCAAATGAAATCTCGCCGATTTTAGATGACTTACTTACTTTGGAGCCCTCAGCAATTCGACTAGCTACCGCCGACGAATTAAGCGACCCAGCAGCCGACGTGATTTTAACTTTTAAATAATCAGCTAACGCGCTCGATTGCTCTTTAGCTTGGGCGACGGCTTCATCGTCCATCGCTTTAAACGCTCCAGTAATGGCACGAAGTTCGGCTTTGTCGTACTGGACGACTTCCTTACTTTCCGCCATTTCGTTTCTCCAATATCTCGAGAGCTGTCAATA